GCGGCACCGGTCTCAGCCTCACCAATGGTAAGCGGGCAAGATACATACTTCAAAGTAAGCTCAAGGTCACGATAAGAAGTGGACTTTGTACCAATAGAAAAGTCGTCTGTACCATCAGCATTAGCGGCCTTAACACCACCGGTCTTACCGATAAGCGGAACGCGAACGATCGAACCGGCTGCACCGAAAGCAGTGGAATAGTCGTTGCTGAAATCGCTGAAATTGATTTTGTGGGCACCGAAAGCGTTTACAATGGCATCACCAATAACGCGAGCCTTGAAAGCCTCTGCCTCCGTCGCAATAGTAGAATCGTTAATAATCATATGCTTTATTTATTGATTTATTTAATCGTAAGTTATTTACCAATTTTTACACTGTGCATCATATCAAGATAATCGCTGCGATTTTTTCGCTGCCATTCTCTTCGCTGTGAATCAGACATAGCATTATAGGCCTCAATAGTCATTTTCTGTGTGTTCTCTCGACTGATTGGAAGTGGAGCAATGCCCATATCCTGAACAACTTTCGCAAGTTTCTTAGGCGTAATTTTAACCTCCTCTTGTAAGTTTTTCACCGTATCATTGAGAGAAGTACATTCTGTGACAAGTTTATCACGTTCGGCCTCAACAGCTTTCAACATTTCGCGCAATTTTTCTATTTCAGATGTTGTGTCTTCTTTTTCCACCTCAATTTCAATTTCCTTTTTAGCTTTCTTAGTTGTGCGTTTAGGTTTAGGTTGTTCCGCTTGTTCTAAAGGAAGTTCCATTTGTGTGGTCAATTGCTCTTCGTTCACCGCTTCAACAGCAGAGATGTTCACTTCCACATTTTCTGTGGTATTCAAATCTTCATTTGTCATATTACTATTATTTAACAAAAAAAATCACACATTCAGATTATATGTGTCTGAATGTGTGAAAGACCCGAGATTTTGATGAACAATGAACGAGAGTTCAACGTTATTTATCTGAATTTGGATGAGAAGATTGCGGAGATACCGGCACAACAACGTGATTGCATGATGGCTTTTCTTCGTAAAGCTTGTGCTCAATATCGGCTAAACGCTGAGAAATCTGATTCAAAAGCTGAACCGTCTGAGTTTGGTGTCTGATTTGTTCTGTTAAAACTACTTTTTGTTCATCCACGAATCCTTTAAGGTCGGTGTACATATAGAAACAAGCTCCAATGGCTAAAAGAGCAAATGTAACTATAGGAGTTTTTACCAAACCGTCATATAACTCTTTTACGACTCTGTGCATAGATATGATTATTTAGTGCTAAAGAGCGCGGGAATTATCGCAGATGGCTCAATATCGTGTTCTTCGCAAAGTTTCTTAACAGCAGTTATTGTTTCTATTCGTTTTTCCATTTCAGCAGTAAAATCAAGACCTCTTTCTGCAAAATAATCCTCAATCGGTTTAGCTCCGTTTTGCAGCAACATAAGGTCTGTTTTTTCATCTTTACCATAGTCTACAGTAACAGCCTTAGGGCATTGCCAAGAGACTGCAAACATATTATTCTGAATTTCTTCAGGAACATCGATTAAACCACTCACAACGGCGCAGCTGATATAGTATTGATAGATTTTAGTCATAACCTCACAAATGATGTCCTGACGCTCCGAAATGACACGTGCAGCCTTAGCAATAACCATTCTCACAGATACGCCTGTCAAATTGGACGGATCTGCAAATCCATAAGGCATCATACCACAAGATGAAAGCTTTAATAACTGCTCAGCAAATCCCAGATATGTATTTCCTGGCGTATTATTGGAGAGCTGCTTGATAGTCATTCCTGACGGTAATGAGACAGTCGTTCCACCAATGGTATTAGATACTCTGTGAGCTGATTCAAAAAGCATTTGCTCCTCTTCTTTTCTCATTTCATCGGCATCAGAAGTGTTGTTTAAGAAGTCCTCTGCGCTGATAGAATTATCATCAGAATGCTGCTCTAAGGCATTCACAAACTTAGCTTCCTGACGTGCTTTCTGGATAGTTAAATCAAGTAATTCGGTGCGTTGATTCGTCAATGGCAATAACTGTGCAAAGGTAGATATGCCACGTATTGAGGATGCTCTTTCTGCATTGAATAAATGAATCACAGAATCGGCAGGAATTATCTTGAATCCACCATTTAATAATTCAACGCAATAAGCTTCAGGTCTGCCATGTTCATCGAACTTTATACCGCTTTCAAAGCCGTCCTGGTCTTCAGGATTTTTGACCTGTTGAGCTTCTACTAATTGCAACATTGGCTCACCTGTTTTAGGGTCAAATGTCTTAATAATAAAAATCTCACCATCTACATCGTAAGCTCTTGATATGAAATTGAGCACTTGTCTGCCGGTAAAACGACCTGTTATTTCAGGGTGTTTCCACCAATGTGAGAAGAGTTTTGCTGCTTGTTTATTAAACTCGTGATTTTTAGTCATTGGCTGCACATTGATTCCTCCACCAACAGAATATAAAGCTAAATTATTAACGAGTTCTTTTAGGGTTCCGTCATTGCGGTAATAATAACGAGATTGCCCCAATATATTAGAACGCGTTAAATTAGAAAGCTCTTTAGAAGCTACTTGTGGGCGGGGAACATGTGGCATTTGATTAGTTTCCACCCTGTCCTCAACCTCATAACCTGTTGTGCCTTTACCGAATAATCCTTGAAAAAAGTTGTATAATCCCATAATTTTATAGTACGAATTTGCGAATTCTATCCTTTTTGCCAACAGCAGCGGTTTCCCCCTTAACAATCGATATAGCTGCACTCAATACATCTATTGCCACACCTAAATCAAATGCGTATGTTATTTGAGACGATAAACCAACATCTCCCCAACTTGTAACACGGCCTTCATTGCCGGCAATCAATGCTTTTTTACGCATTTGCTGCAATTCCTCTAAGGGAAATGTCTCAGCTAAAGCCTTAGCATAGATAATTCGTTCTGATTTTGTCATGAATATATTTAGCTTATATACTCCTCCATCTGCTGATTATCACGTGTCAGCAATAAGTTAGTGCATAACGCATAAATCATCGTTTCACAGTCTAAATAGTGGTTCTCAGGTTTAGCTTTACGCGGTCGCCACACATAATATCTGCCCTCTAATACTCGTTTCTCTGCATTCATGTGCTCGTTATACTCAATCGGAGTGCCTTCAGGTATGTTGTATTGAGCTCTATTGCGCTGTGTTCTCTGTCGGTTAAAAAATATCCAATCTTTTGCTGCATTGGCTGAAAATGACAATAATAGTGCTTTTTTAAGGTGCGTTTTTCTCAATCCGTTGGACATTAATTCACTTGTTTGTACTTGCACAAACTGAGGAGCTGCAACTGCGTGAGATTCATACAATTTTCTACCGACTACATTTTGCGCTTCTCGTTTGAATGCACGTTGATTGTGACCCTTCATTGCAAAACAGCTATTTTCTACACTCCATGCGTAAACTTCACGCGTTCTATAACCGGCATCGATACCCATATTAGAATTAGGCACTTTGTACTCTGCTCTCTTAGCTAACAGCTCATCCCACGTATAAACATGACCACATTCAATCAGCATACTTTCAGCTGTTGGATTTGATGAAAATGCGCGAATAGCATAGTAGAATGAATCAAGCTGAACGTCCACACTCATGAATAATAACGGTAATGCACCGTTAAGCATTTCTCGCTTCCAGTTTTCGTCATCACGTTCTATAAGGTTGCCATCTTTGGTAATATAAGCCAGTTTGTCCCAGATCGCGCCAAAACGCTGCCCTTCTATTTCCTTTGTACTTGTATCTAAAATCTCGTTGCGGTCACTCCAAGGCATCGCCAAACGCTTCTGATGAAAGATTTTGAGACGACTGAAATCACCATCTTTCGCACGGCTCTTAGCTTCGATGTATTCGGTGACCAATGAAAAGGCATCTAAGAATGCAAATGCAGTAGTATGAAAGCCGATTTTTCCTAGTGGTGCAGCGTCATTCATTGCAATCCACGTTGACCTTTGATTAAAATCCGCTAAAGTCTTTTTTGTTGCTTCAAACTCTTCTGAACAGTGAGGACACACATAAACTAATGACTGTTTCACCGCTTCATAATCCACAGAACCATCTTCTTTCATAGCCTCAGTGTCCCACTTTATCATATCCAAATTATAAGCATTGTGATTACCGCAGTGAGGACATTTCCAAACATACTCTTGCTGATTAGTCATTGCAAAATAGTTGTCGAATTCTCCATCGACTTCACCAGATTGGCTTACTAAAATAGCGCGACCGCCTTCACCTTCAAATCGAGTAATACGTTTGATAGCCTCCTCAACGTGACCTTGCGGATATAGCCAACACTCGTCTGCTAGTAGTACTTTAACGGAACGGCGCTGAAGATTTTTAATATTGGATGCACCACGATTCCAAAGAATTGAACCATTGTTGAAGATTTTTGTCTCCTTCATATTAGCACCTGCTGATGTCGATAAAAGTCCATCAAAGCATCTATTTTGTTTGAGCATCGGCACTAAA